CGACAATAACCGTGGACACCGCCAGCCTTGGCAGTACTCGAATACTGGCCGACAAATGCCTATAATCCCGCCACCGCGCCACCCCGAAAGAATGACCAGCGAGCAAATTAAAGCGCGCTTAATCTTTGTGGTTGCGTGCGCGTTGTCGCTTACTTTTGTGGTTGCCACCATGTCGCTTATTTATGGACTGCTTTTTGTTACGCAGCCTCTCGACGTCTCGGATAACGACAAGTCGGCTTGGGCCACGTTACAACCGTTGCTTTTATTCCTCACCGGCTCACTTGCTGGCCTACTCAGCGCCAACGGCCTAAAAGACAAACCGAAAGGCAAAACCGATGAATAACGACGACAAAAAAGGCTTACTTAAAATTGTGCGCGAAGCAGCTGCAAAACTCTTAACGCGCATTGCCGACATGATTAGTCGGCCATGAACTACACCGGCACTACCGACGGCGCGGCCTTAGGCAAAAAACCAGGCACCGAAAAGTTTGTAGACATCATTAAGAAAAAAGGCTTCACAAACTTAGGCACTTGGGCCGTGCGTAACATGCGCGGCAGTGACCGCCTATCAGTACACGCCACGGGCCGTGCAGCAGACATTGGGTACAAAGACAAAGCCACAGCCGCTATGTGGGCAAACTGGTTGGTAGCCAACTACAAGGTTTTAGGCATTGAAGAAGTACACGACTACGCCGGCACCACAAAAAAAGGCACCGAAAAATGGGGCCGCGGCTGGCGTTGCAACCGTGACGGCAAACCCGGTTGGAAAGACTGGACAGAAACCGCAAATGGCGGCTCTGGTGGTGGTTTGTGGTTACACGTCGAGTTAACACCCGCCATGGCCGACGACCCACAAGCGTTTGTAAAGGCTTGGAAAAGCGTACCGCCCCCAACACCGCCCGCTAAAACCGTTACAACATAAGGCTTTTAGCGCAAAGGCGCGCAAAGTCTCAATAACACCATTAAGGTTTTTACCTATCCCGACGAAAGGCAGAAACTATGAAACCACTACTTGGCGTACTCGCCGCAGCTGCACTACTGGTGCCGGCTACACAAACAAAAGCAGCGGTAGAACCAAACTGCAACCGCTACAAACCATTGGCGCTAGAAGTTGGCTGGCAGAAAAAAGACTTGCCACGGCTTATGCAAATATGTTTGCGCGAGTCTAAAGGCTTTGCCCGGGCTTGGAACCAGCGCGACCCATACACCGGCTCATACGGCATCATGCAGATAAACGGCAGCAATAAGCGGTTCCTTGTCGAGTCTGGGATAGTCCGCAAACACATGACCGAACTATGGTCACCCCGCAAAAACCTTAAAGCCTCCTTAGCGCTATTTAAGCGCCACGGCTGGGCACCATGGAAAGGCAACAGCGCACCAAAAATTGTGGTATGTTGCACCCGTTAGTTATTTTCAACCCGACTAGAAAAGAGACAACAATGGTAAACCCGACTGACCATCTAGACCAAGCACTAGCCAACTTATGGGCGAACACTCGACCCAAGGCAACCGACGTGCTAATCCGCAATTTGCGCGCACACGCCTATTCATACGCAATGGACGACGCGCACTTGTGCGAAGACCTACGCCAAGCAATCGGCAGGCTAGAACACCCCAGCGCGCTAGAACCTAAGCCACAAAGCATTACAGACCGTTTAGACGACATTGTGCAAGAGCTTCACGACCTCGGCCACACACAATTAAGTGGCGAAGCCGACCAGTTGCTCATTGCTATTGACAAAGCATTGCGCGGTGCAAAATGAGAACGGCATTAGGAGTTTTTGCGTTTGTTGGTGTCATGACAGTTTTTGGCTTGGTCACATTGTGGGCCGCCGACTGGATACAAAACTATGACGAAAGCGGCAGGTACGAATAATGGCTTTTGACCTTTCCGAGTACGTGGACGTAAAGACACGTCTTAAACAAGCGCTAAAGGTTTTCCCGCAGCTGCGTATTGTCGAGCACCGACCAGAGATAACTCAAGTTGGTGACCAGTTATTCATTGAGTGTTCGGTAACTGTCAGCCGTGACCCCGAAGACCCGATACCCGTAACCGCTTACATGTTTGAGCCATACCCGGGACGCACGACTTTTACCAAACTGTCGGAGCAAGCCAACGGCGCCACAAGCGCGCTGGGGCGAGCGCTCGGTTACATGGGGTTTGGCATAGACAAGTCAATCGCTAGCAGTAACGAGGTTTTAGGACGTCAGCAAGGCGCAGACGACGACCGCCGGCAAGTAGTAAGCATTGCGCGACCAACCCCCGTGCTTGACAGCCCACGCGAAACGCCAACCTCAGTTATGGGGCCACGGTCTAAACAAATAGGCGAGGCTCGACTATCGGCCCGCGAACAAACAGAGGCAAGCAAACCAAGCAACGGCGGTGGCGCGACGCCAAACCAAATTAAAATGCTTACCCAAATGTGCGCGGAACGTGGGCTAGATTTTGACCCCGAAACACCCATGACCTACTCAGAGGCAAAAGACATGTTCCTAAACATTAAACCGATACCCAAGGTTAAATAATGAACGCCGACGACATGCCGGCAGAGCAAGCGATATGGGCATATTCGAGCATGCTGCACGACTCACGCCAAGAGCGCGACAGCCTACGCCGCGAACTAAACATAGTCATACAACAACTGCTTGACTGCCAAGACGACTACAAGCGCCTAGCCCGAGACTTTGAGCGCATAGCAAACGCCGTGTTTTGCCCAGACTGCAAAATGGTTAACGATGCCAAATAGTTACGCCGGCATGACTGAAGCACAATTCTTGAAGCAAGTGTGCGCGGTGGCTAAGTTGCGCGGCTGGTTGATTTACCATGCCAAGCCCGCACAAGTTGGCGAGCGTTGGGCAACCCATTTCCAAGGCGACGCAGGTTTCCCAGACTTAGTGCTTAGCCACCCAACTGGCGGCCTAGTGTTCGCAGAGCTAAAGGCTGGCCGTAACAAACAGAGTGACGCGCAGCTGCGTTGGCAACGGTACCTACTCGAAGCCGAGTACGAGTGCTACTGCTGGTACCCAAAAGACTTAGACGCCGTTATAGCGCGACTGAGTGACATATGAGCAAAGTACTGGTAACACTCGACTACGAGGAATTGGAATACTGCGCCATTAGTGGTGCGCGGCGAAACATACGCGCCATGCAAAAAGACCGCAAACCCCGAGACAACACAAAGTACAGCGCGCAAAACTGGTGGCAGTCCAACATTACTGGCGTCATTGGCGAGTACGCAGTAGCCAAGTCATTGGGTGAGCATTGGCAAGACCTAGAGGCAGACCGCGGCGGTTTTGACGTGCTGAGTTACCAAGTGCGCTCGACAGAGAACACCAGCCCCAAACTTGCTGCGCGCCCGGGCGACGACCTAAACCACATATACATATTGGCGCAGGTCTATAAATGCCGGGTACTAATCCACGGTTGGGCTACTGGTTACGACATAAAGCAATTAGGCGCGCAAGAGCACGGCACAATACGCCTGCACCATGACATGCTTAACGACATGTCGTTACTGTTACACCCAACTATCTACACGTCACAAGTCCAAGAATGGGAAAGGCCCGACTACCAATGAGCCGTTTAACTGAAGCCGACCGTTTAGAGCTGCGCGCATTGTTCAGCCGCCTTGCCGACGTGCAGGCAGACCTAATCATTGAAGAATTAGAACACCAGCCCCAGCAAGGCAACGCCTTAAAGCAAGACATGTGGGGCTTAGAAGCGCGTCTAGCAGACATACACGCCGACGCCAACACGTAGGCCATGCTCGACAATTTAGGAATACTCACGGCCGCGTATGGGTTTGCACTATGCCGGCATAACACACGGAAACGTGGGTAGAGCGCCATGTCAACGAACTGGTGTGCAGCGTCTAAACGTCACAAATACGTATGGTGTCCGTCCTCAACTATGAAACAGCCGGCAGCCAGAGCTACTTGCTCGAAGTGTGGGGGGACGTAGTGCACAAGACTCGACAACAGACCAGACAACAAGCCACGCAGTGGCGCGTTAGCCAAGCGATAGCGCGGGAGAAACCAACATGACAACAACACACAACGGTAAGCAACGAGCCACCAGCGAATTCAAGCGCAACAGAACCAAACTCTTAGCCGATGACCCGCCATGCCACTGGTGCGGAATAGCGCGAGCAACAGAAGCAGACCACCTACTCGAAAGCGACGCCGGCGGAACCAACGACATAACCAACTTGGTGCCGGCTTGTAAGCCATGCAATGCGCGGCGCGGGCAGGCCTACCGCGTACGCAAAGAGCGCGAGCAAAACGGCGTACTAGAACTCAACACGCAAAAAACCACGCACAGTGACGGAAGTTTTTTTGCTGGAAGCGAACGGAAGCCA